CCGAACCCACCCCGACACCCACGCCCGAGCCGACCCCGACGCCCGCCTTCCCGGTGCGCTTCCCGCTGCAGTCGGCCCGCGTCTACACCGCAAACCATCGCTATGGGAACGGCCTCGACTCGACCCCGCGCGTCCAGAACGACCCCGAGCTCTGCAACCTGCTCCACGGCGTGTTCGTCAACGACTGCCACTTCGACTCGACCGTGTGGACCGGGCCGGAGCAGCGCGCGGCCTATGAGGTCGCCCTCATGGGCGGGTGTCCCGTCTGGCACTACAGGAGCGGCGCGGAGTTCGGCCCCTGCCACGACGACCGGACGCATGCCGCCGTCTCCTGCGACCACTTCGGCTCCGCCTACCAGGACGGCCGCGACGACCCCCAGACTCCAGCCTTCGAAGGCGAGCCGAAGGCGTGCGGGCGCCAGCGGGACGAGTACGGGCCGATGGCGGGATTCTTCACGATCCCGCAATGTCCCGGCGAGTCTCGCGAGTGCGCGGTCCGCTCCTGTCCTCCGAACGATGCCGGCGGGGCGAACTGCGGGCCCTGGGTCCTAGTGGACTGGAAATGAGCGACGTCCCGTTTCTGCCGGTGAACTACAACGGCCGCGCGCTGCGCCTGCGCGCGATCCAGATCACTGAGGGCCCGCGCCCCGCACTCCCGCGCTGGATCGTCGACGTCGAGGGAACCCAGGGGACGGCGCAAAGCCTCGAGACGGCGATCCTGCTCGCGGCGCGCGGGGCGGATTTGGTCTAGGCGTCACAGGAGGCGAGATCGCGATGAAAGACCTGTTCGGAAAACTGGCGGTGCGGTTTCTCAAAGGTCGTTGGGGCTCGCTCCTACCTGCCGTCCTCCGCGCGGTTGCGGAAGGCAAGTTCGGCGAGCCTGCGAAGGCGGTCTACTGGAAGACCGCCGGCTATCGGACCGTGACGGGCGCGGCCCTCGTGGGCCTTGGCGCCGGCTTGGGTGCCGTGTGCGGAAGCTACTCGGAGCTCGCCTGGTCGTGCAGGGCCGAAACGTGGATCATGGCCGCCGGCGCCCTCCTCGCGAGCGTCGGCTTGGTCGACGGCGGGGTCCGCTCGCCATGGCCTGACGGCACTCCGAAGGAGCCGCAGTCCTGACGGCTCCGCCCCTCGCCGTCACGCTCCCGCCCGCCGAGGAGGTCGAATCCTGGGCGAAGGCGCTCGGGGCCCTCGTGGCGCTCGTGGCCGGTCTCTGGTCGCCCGTCTCGCGCTGGCGGGCCCGGCGCCGGCTCCGCGTCGAGGAGCAGGAACGGACGATCCGCTACCTGGCCGATGCCGTGCACGCGCTCCTCCGGGCCCGCGTGCGCCGCGGGATGCCGGACGGAGATCACTGGACACCTGACGAAGATGAACTCGCGCAGCAAGCCGTCCGCATCTACGAGCAGCGAAACGCCCTCTTCCGAGCCGATGGTCACGAGCCGCCCTCGAGGCGCCCCTCGTCGCCGCCACTGACCAAAGACGACGTGCTAGTGCTCATCCGTCGCACGCAGGCGATTCAAGCGATGGAAGAGCGCGGGGAGGACGGGCAGCGATGACACGCAAGAGAGCCGCCAGCCGGACGCCGCTAGAGCAGCGCCTCGACCGACGCCTCCGCGCACGGGCCCGCGAACATGTCCGGCTCGAAACGTACGTCAACGCGATTATCGCGGGACTGGAGCGGCGCGTGTCTGCAATCGAGGCGGTGCTCAACGGTCGCCTAACGTTCATCGGCGAGGGCCTTCGCGGCTTGAACGACGTGAACGGAGCGATGAATCGGTCCATGCAAGAGATCCGCGAGGTGCTTGGGCTCCGGCGCGAGACGGGCGCCGAGAAGGCGCTCGAGCGCCTAGCAAAGACTCAGAAAGTCGAGGGAGGCGAAGCCGATGCGTAGACCCCTGATCGTCCTGGCCCTGGCGGTGCTCGGCCTGGCCCCCAGACTTGCGAGCGCGCAGCAGCAGTGCTTCCTGTGCTACACCCCGCCGGCCTCGGCCGCGGGCGGGAGTGGCACCGTGACGCATACGGGAGGCGCGCTCACGCTCGACCTTCCGCTGCTCGGCGCTGGCGCGGACGACATCAAGAGCTCGACCGCGGCGAACATGAAGTCGGTCCTCTCACTCGGCAACGTCGAGAACACGGCGCTTTCGACCTGGGCGGGATCAGCGAACATCACGACGCTCGGAACGATCGGGACGATCGGCCCCGTCACCGTGCGGACGACCTTCGGCAGCGCAGCGGACGCGGCGAATGCGGTTGACCTGAATGAAACGGCGGGCTGCATCACCTTCGAAGGGGCAACCGCTGATGCTTTCGAAAAGAGGCTATGTGTCTCTGATCCGACCGTCGACGTCATTGCGACGATACCTTCAACCGGAACGGCGGCGATTACTCTGGGCGCGCTCGAACTTAGTCAAACGTGGACGGGTAGCCCTTCCTTTAGCGGAACGGTTGGGCTCACGGGTTCCATGCGCCTGTTCACCGGGGGAAGCGATCCGGCCTTGGCCGGACTCACAGCAAATACGCCAGACGTGCCCGCAATCGAAACGGGAACAGTATCGAATTCATGGGAGATTATTGAGCTCGCCGACGCTGCCTTCGACTTCAACAATGGTCCTTGTGGCACTTCCGCCTGTACCGACCCCACGCTGATTGTCCATTCCCACAATCAGGATACAACGCAGTATCAGAGCATTGCCTTCTATGGTTCAAGCGGGAAGGCGACGAAGACGCTCACCGAATCGAGCGCGACGACCGTAATCCGCATCCCGGTTGCCTCTGGCGCCGCGACCGGCGGCAAGCTGATCTATACCGTGTTCGCCTCCGACTCGACCGACCACCAGATCAGGACCGGAACCGTTAGCTACGCTGTCGTCAACAAAGGCGGCACCGAGACCTGCGCCGTTAATGGTGTCGACGGTTCCTTCACGGCGAACCCGGCCGAAACCCAGGACGGCAGCGGAGCCGGCGCGATGAGCACGGGAACCCTGACCTACGCCTGGAGCGTCGACACGGCCGCGACGAACGCCTGCGACCTGAAGCTGAATGCCGTGAGCTCACTCACGCAAACGACGCTGCAGATCCGCTACCGGGTCGACAACGTCGGCCCTGGCGAGCCATTGCCGCAGTAGGAAGAAAGGAACCCGAACCCATGAAGCGACGAATCCTCACGGCCCTCGCGCTCGCGGCTCTCGCCGCTTCCGCCTGGGCGATGAACCTGCGTTACTCGAGCGGGACGGCCGGAATCTCCGTCACGCAGGCGAACACGAACACGGCCTTTTCCGACAATCACTCGGGCGGCACGAGCTCGACCTTCAACGCTCGATTCGTCACCGTCTGCTCGAGATCGGCTAGCGCGAATTCGTGTTTCTTCGACATGGACGGCGTCGCCACGACGGCCGACTATCGCGTCGCGCCTGGCGCATGCATGTCGCTTTCCTTCGCCGGGACGTCGGGCGGCGACGGATGGGCCGCGATCGGCGCTATCTGCGCCACCGGCGAGACCGCGACCTTTGACATCCAGGCGGGGCGGTAGCAGGGCGAAGTGCGAGCGATCCTACACGGCTCACTGAGCAGCGCCGACGATACGCTCCTCGAGGGCGCGCTCGAGATCGTCTCGACGCTCGCCGGCGAGCTCGAGGACCAGCGCGACCTCGTCGGCGACCTCACGACCGAGATCACGATGGCCGGCGCACTCCCGATGTCGCTCACGCTCGCGGGCGACTTCTACTCCGCCGACCAGGCCGGGACGATCGCCATGAGCCTCACGCTCGCCGGCGCCCTCTCGACCGGCATCGCCCTGGCCGGCTCGGCCTCGAGCGCCTTCTCGCTGCGCGCGATGCTGATGCATGCGCCGAGCGGGGACCTCGAGACGACGATGGTCCCGGGTGATGCACCGACGTCGACGACGATCCCAGCGAGCCAGAACAGCACGGCGCCCCGCGACTCGCTTAACAGCACCGAGCCTAGCCTGGAGCTCTCATGACCTCGATCTATCTCAAGCGTGGCGACACGCTGCGGGCTCTCTTCGTCTCCCTCTTGAACCCGGATGGCTCGGCCGCCGACCTGACGGCTGCGGTCGAGGTCTGGATGCACATCGCGCTCGAGAATCGCGCGACCCGAGTCTCGCGCCAGCTCGCGATCGAGGGAGACCCGACGCTCGGGGTCGTCAAGTACCAATGGCAGGCGACCGATTGGACCGATGAGCCGGCCCTGATCGTAGGCACGCACCGAGTCGAATACGAGGTCGTCGGCGGCTTCGGCGAGCGTGAGACCTATCCGAACGGCGCCGAGGCGGGTGACGAGCCGTATGACCTGCTCGTGATCTCGCAGGACTTGGGCCAGGCATAGAGGAGAACCATGAGCGCAGCATCCGACTACCTCGAAGTCGAGATCCGAAAGGCGATCTTTCGGACCTCGACCGTCACCGTCCGCGCGAACACGACCGGCTATTCGCTGGGCGATCGCGTGATGCTCGGAACGAGCGACCTCAACGTCTACGAGTGCACGACCGCGGGCACGTCCGACGGTTCGCCGCCTGCATTCAATACCACGCTCGGCCAGAGCACGACGGACGGGACGGTCGTCTGGCTCACGCTCAAGCAAGGCATGCCGAAGCGGCCCCTCTATGTGGGCCTCTTCACGGCCGCGCCCTCCGACGCGGGCGGAGGCACCGAGGTCTCGGGGGGAGCCTATGCGCGCGTCGCGGTCCCGCCCCTCGACGCGAACTGGTCGGCCGCCAGCGGAACCGATGGTCTGACGGACAACGTCGCGGCGGTCACCTTCCCGGCGCCCTCCGGTGCAAACTGGGGGGTCATCACGCACTTCGGCATCTTCGACCGCGCGACCTCGGGGAAGCTGCTCATGTGGGCCGCCCTCACCGTGTCGAAGACCGTCAACGATGGCGACCCGGCCCCGCAGTTCTCGGCCGGCGCCATCGACGCCACCATCGCCTAGCCATGCTGAAGCGTGCCAAGCGCGTCTGCTCGACCCCTCGCTGCTCGGGCCTTGTGGCCCATGGCGAGGGGTCGCGCTGCTCCTCCTGCAGGCGCTCGCTCGAGGCGTCCAGGCGTGAGACGCGCTCGGGTAGGGACGTCGCCTTCTACCATTCAGCGGCCTGGCTGCGCTTCCGCCTGTGGGTCCTGGCCCGTCGTCCCCTCTGCGAGATGGACTGCAAGGCGCAAGGCAAGGTGACACCAGGGAAGGACGTCGACCATGTGATCCCGATCGCCTCCCCTGTAGGCTGGGCGCGCAGGCTTGACGCGAAGGGAGTGCGCGTCGGCTGTCATCCATGCCACTCGAGGCGCACCGCGCGCGATCAAAGCGGATGGGGGGGAGGGTATACGCCTCCCCTCGATCGCTCCGGACCGCCGGGGGCCCCAGAAAAACGGTTGTACGAAAATGGTGCGTCCGAAGGCGGGGCGCCATGAGAGGCCGGAAGCCGAAGGCGCCAGGCGTGCGGCAGCGCCGGAACAAACCGGGCCCTTCGGCGGCGATCCTGGCGCCCGAGGGCGAGACCTCGAGGCGGAAGGTCCCGGAGCTCCCGAAGAAAAACGGCGGATGGACCGACCAGGCGCGCGAATGCTGGGCGGCGATCTGGCGCTCGCCCATGGCCGCGCGCTACCTGAAAGCCGACGCCTTCCGGCTCGAGATCCTGATCGACCTGGTCGACCGCTACTGGCGCGGCGAGACGGACCTCGCGGCGCAGATCAGGCTCGAGGGCGATAGCTTCGCGACGTCGCCGCTCGCGCGCCGGCGCCTCGAGTGGGAGATCCGCGATCAGCCGGACGAGCTGCCGGTCGCGGTCGGCGCGGATGGCGCGCCGGCGCCGACTCCGACCAGGACGAAGCACAAGGCCGGCGGCCCTGATCCGCGCAACGTGCTCCGCGGGGAGTTCCGCGCGTGAGCGTCCTCGTGGTTCCGGCGATCGAGAAGAAGCCGTGGCCGACGCTGGGCGACCAGGTCGCGGACTGGATCGAGGCTCACCTCGTCTTCGGCCCCGGCGATCTGCGGGGCGAGCCTGCGCGGCTCGACGATGAGAAGCGGGCCCTGCTCTACCGGATGTATGAAGTCTTTCCGAAGGGACACAAGCTCGCCGGGCGCCGGCGCTTCCGCCGAGCCGCAGTGTCGCTCCGGAAGGGGTCGGCCAAGTCGGAGTTCGCGGCATGGCTGGCCGCGGCCGAGCTCCACCCCGCCGCTCCGGTGCGCTTCTCCGGCTGGGATCGGAAGGGAAGGCCGGGGCCTGGTGTCGGAGTCGTGGACCCATATCTTCCGCTCGTGGCCTACACCGAGGAGCAAAGCGAGGACCTGGTCTATGGGGCCTTGCGGGTCGTGCTCGAGCTCTCACCATCCGTCCGCGGCGCTTTCGACATCGGCCTCGAGCGCATCATGCGGATCGGGGGCGACGGCAAGGCGGTTGCGCTGGCCGCGGCTCCGGACGCTCGAGACGGCGCCCGGACGACGTTCCAGGTCCTCGACGAAACCCACCGTTTCACGCTGCCGCGATTGAAACAGGCGCATAGGACCATGCTCGCGAACCTGCCGAAGCGCAAGATGGCCGACCCGTGGAGCCTCGAGATCACCACGGCGCCTTCTCCGGGCGAGGGCAGCGTCGCCGAAGACACCATGGAATATGCGAAGGCCGTCGCCGAGGGGCGCGCATCGGATTCACGCTTCTTTTTCTTCCATCGCCAGGCGACCGAGGGCGCGCACGATCTCGAGACCGAGAAAGGCGTGCGGACGGCAGTCCTCGAGGCGTCGGGCCCTGTGGCGGCCTGGTCCGATATCGAGGGGATCGTCGATCAGTGGAAGGACCCGACGGCCGATCGGGCCTACCTCTCCCGCGTATGGCTCAACAAACCCGTGCGGGCGACGGCCCGAGCGTTCGACGTCGAGGCGTGGCGGAAGCTGATCCGCAAGAATCACAAGGTCGAGAAGGGCGCCCAGGTCGCGCTCGGATTCGACGGCGCCCGGACGTTCGACTCGACGGCCCTGATCGCCACCGAGATCGCGACGGGATACCAGTTCCGGCTCGGCCTCTGGGAGCGGCCACCGAAGGCCGCCGAAGGCTGGGAGGTCCCGGTCGACGAGGTCAACGACGTCGTCGCGCAGGCGTTCAAGGAGTTCAAGGTCTGGCGCCTCTATGCCGATCCGCCCTATTGGGAGACGGTCGTCGCGGAGTGGGCCGGGAAGCACGGCGAGGACCGTGTCGTCGTCTGGTCGACCTATCGGACGCGCGCGATGGCGCACGCGGTGAAGGGGTTCCACAACGCGATCGGCGCCGGTGACCTGAGCCACTCGGGCGACGTCGACTATGCGCGCCACATCGGGAACACCTTCCGGCGGAACCTGCAGATTCGCGACGACCTGGGGACGCCACTTTGGACGATCCAGAAGGAACGGTCGGACTCGCCGAACAAAATCGACATGGCGGCCGCCGGGATTCTCTCGTGGGAGGCGCGCACCGACGCGCTCGCGGCCGGCATCGGATCGAAGAAAAAGAGCGTCTACGCGACGCGGGGACTCCTGACGGTATGAAGCCTTTTTCCTTGAAGCCGTACCGACCGCAGATCATCGGCGCCCCGCGCCAGCCGACGGTCGCCCTGGGCTATCCCTACGGCGGAAGCGTCACGGGGCCCTTCTTCGAGTCGGTGCTCGCGCTGCAGCTCCATGAGCTCGCGAAGCCGCGGCCTCTCCTGACGCATCGGCTCCCGCAGTCGGGCCTCTACATCGATCACAACCGAAACCGGATTTGCGAAAAGTTCATGGACACGGGCGCGGACTGGCTCCTGCAGATCGACTCCGACATCTCGTTCCCGCCGACGCTCGTCGAGACCCTCCTCGAGGTCGCGGGCGGCGGAAAGAAGATCCTCGCCGCGAGCGTCCCTCTGGGCCCGCCGCTCCCGAGCTCGGCCTGGCGGATGACCGATCAGCCGGGAATCTGGGCGGGCGTGCCGTCGGAGGAGATCACGCCGGAGGGGATCGAGGTCGACGGCTTGGCGACGGCGGTGCTGATCGTTCATCGCGACGTGCTCGAGGCGATCGCGGAGCAGGTCGGGCAGTGCTGGTTCCTGAAGACCTCGACGCCGCGGATGGACCCCGAGGCCCCGAGGTCGGCCGCGGCCTGGATCGGGGACGGACCGATCCGGGACCGGCGCTATGTCGCCGTGGGCGAGGACCTGGCTTTCTGCCTTCGGGCGAAGGACGCCGGGTTCGCGTCCTGGTGCGCCAAGCTCCCGGGCCTGAAGCATCACAAGACGCTCCCGATGTCGCACGACTTCGAGGTCGCGGAAGAGCAGCAGCTCCCGATAGCTGCGGAGGGCGGAGCATGAGCATCGCGGCACGGCTGCGGCGGGCCTATCGGGCCCTCACGTCGGAGCAGTTCAAGGAACTGGGGTTCCTGGGCCCGCCCGTGGCCGCGGGCGTGCACGTGACGCAGTCGTCGGCGAACACGGTCGCGGCCTACTGGAACGGCGTGTCCGTCATCGCCGGAGACCTGGGAGTGATCGACCGGCACCTCTACCGCCGAGTGGGCGACGACGATCGCGAGCGTGCTACGAGTCATCCCGCATACAAGCTGATCCACGATCAGCCGAACCCCGAGACGACCTCTATGCAGTTCTGGGAGACGATCGGGTCGCATGCGGTCTCCTGGGGCAACGGGTTCGCCGAGATCGAGTACGACAACGCGAGCCGCCCGATCGGCCTCTGGAACCTGACTCCCGACCAGGTCGAGCCGCGCGTCGAGGTCTTCACCGATCGCCGCGGGCGCACGACCTCGCGCAAGTTCTACATCTACCGCGGCCAGGTCCGGCTCGAGTACGAGGATGTGCTCCACATCCCGGGCCTTGGGTTCGACGGCGTTCGGGGCTATTCGCCCGTGTTCCTGGCGCGCCAGTCGCTCGGGCTGTCGATCGCGGCCGAACAGTTCGGCGCGTCGTTCTTCGGCGGGGGTGCCTGGCCCGGGATCGCCCTCGAGCATCCGGGCGAGGTCGGCGAAGAGGCGCAAGGCCGGCTCCGGGCCTCGATCGAGGGCCTACACCAGGGGTCCGACAAGGCGCACCGGATGATGATCCTCGAGGAGGGGATGAAGGTCTCGAAGCCGATCACGATCCCGCCCGACGACGCACAGTTTCTCGAGACGCGCGGCTTTCAGATCGAGGAAATCGCGCGCTGGCTCAACCTGCCGCCGCACAAGCTGAAGCACAAGGTGAACGAGCGGCCCGGCGGCAACTTCGAGGCTTCCGAGCTCGACTACCAGGTCACGACGCTCCTCCCCTG